CCGCTCGTTGCCGTCGCATTGATCGTCAGCACTTGCGTCGATGCGTTGTAGGCCGTCACCGGGCCGCTCATGTTGTTCGCGCCGTTGCTGATGTAGACCGTCTGCCCGACGAGGTAGCGGCGGTCAACGCCAGCCGTAGCCGTCAGGGTCACCGACCTTGAACCCGTGCCGATGGAAAGCGAACCGCTGGTGGCAAAGTCCATGCCGTACACCAAGCCATCGTTTCCGGTGTACGTCCCGCCGCTTGCCCGCGTGAACGTCAGGCGAGGGTCAAGGACGCCCGTGGTGAAGTCAAGGGTGAGCGTGGAGCCGTCGCCATCGTTGCCAAGCAGGACCGCCGACCGGGATGAACCGGACAGCGTCGGTCGGGACATCCGGGTACTGCGGCGCATTAGATCGTGGTAGAGAACACGCCCATCGTCGGCGTACCGCTTGCGGCCCTGAACTGCACGGTGACGATCTGACAGCCGACGATGTCCACCAGCGCGGCTGCTGGTTCGACGTTCGCGGCAGCAGCCGTTCCGGGGCTATAAAGGTTTGCCGCCGGGGTTCCGGCCACCTGCGTGATGATGGCGAACGGACGCTGCGTACCACCGTCAAGGCTGTAGGTCGGAACCGTACCGCTGCTGAACGTCAGGTTGAAATCCGCAAGGACCGTCGGGATGTAGTAGGTCAGGCCGTCGGCGGTGTTGACTTCGCCCGTCCATCCCACCACGCGCACGCCCGTCGCCGCACCAATGCTGGTGCTGCTTGCGTACGGCATGATCCGCAGGAGGGACGGGGAAATGCTGCTCAACTGCTGATCGTGAACCACGCCGCTGCTTGGCTTGGTGGCCGACAGGGTGGCGATGCTTCCGTAGGACGCGCCCACGCTTGCAACGCTCACGTTGCTGAAGTTCCGCTGGTAGGTGATGATCGTTGCGTCTGCCATTGGTTTGCCCTCGTCCTTATGGTAGCGGTGCGTAGCGCAACCGCAATGGGTTGTATCAGCCCGACACGAAGCCGGGGTCAGGAAACTTGCCCGTGTCAATCAACGCCTGCCGCCGTCCGTTGTGCCGTTGGATCGCCTCGTAGTCGGGTGCGCCGTCATCGTCCACCCACCCCTGCGCCATCGCCTTGGTGATGCGGATGGGCTTCCAACCGCAGCGGCAGTTGAAGCCGCACGGGGTGTTGATGCCCTGCGCGTCGATCTGCTCCACGGTCGCCACGAAGCCGTCCATCGCCCGGTGCGTGTCACGGGTCCGGTTGTCCTTCGTCGCCGTGAACTGCATGACCGGGACGAACGCCTGCACCTTCTCGTCCCGCACGATGTCCAACTGGCCCTGCGAAGCAGCCCGGTTGAGGTTCGTCCGGTAGACGGTTTCCAGCCGCGCCGCCGTCAGGTCGGTCCCGGTGGCAAGGGTGGCCTGCTCCACGAAGTCGCCCACCCCTAGCCGCTCAAGTCGCTTGCCCGCAACGCTTTGCGTGATGTCGCCCCGGATGGCCTTGGCGAGCAGGCTGCGCGTGGCCTCTACCTGCTCCTGCGTCATCCCGGTCACGAAGAACGCGCCTCGCGCCACGGCCTGCACGCCGGGGGTGCGCCGCTTCCGCACCTCCTCCGGTAGCCCCGCAGCCGGGGGGATGCCGGGGGCTTCCTTCGGCTGTGCGCCGCTGCTTGCGGGCAGGATCAACGCCCGGAGTTTGGGGCTGCGGTCGGCCAACTTCTGAAGGGCGGTCGCCGCCTCGTCCTGCCGCAGTTCGTTCGCGGCGGCGAAGGCGTTGTCGATGAGGCTGTTCCACTTCGCCCGCGTGATCGGGATGAGGTCAACGAACCGCCGGATGACCTCGCGGGCTGGACCCGGCTTGAACTTCAGCAGCAGTTCCGGGTCGCCCCGGTCGAATCGGGCAGGGGTAGCAGGCTTCGGGATGTCCACCCCCGCGCTGTGCAGGGATTGATGCGCGCCCATCGCCCACCCGACGAGCAGCAGGGCGGCGGTATCGGCCTCCCAAGCGTCCCACTCGCTGTCGGGGGTCTTGCCCTCCACCTGCGCGGCGATGGCACGGCGGTACGCCTGCGCCCCGTCCGCGTACACGGCCCGGATCAGGGCTTGGGTGGTTGCCGAAGCCTTTGCCACGGGTCAGAGCCAGCGCGTGCGCCGGAAGGTCGTGGGAACGCCGGAAGCGGGTTCCGCGCCCTCGGGCAGAATGCCATTCTGCCCCAGAATCGCGTCGATGGGATTGGTGACTCCGCTGCTGCCAAGCACCGCCTCGTCCTCCTTCGGCTGCGACAGCCCAAGCAGGTCGCGGACCTCGGCCTCGCTGACCTTGCCGCCCATCGCCACGAACTTCTCAATCGCCTCAAGCCGCTCCTTCGGGTCGGGCCGCTCGGGGGCAAACTGGAAGCGCAGAGCGCAGACCTCGTCCTCGGACGCGCCAAGCATCTGCGCGATGACGCGCACGAAGTCGGTCGTGAGGCTGTCCGCGAGCGCGTCGGCGTGGTAGCGGATGATTCGGGAGAGCGTGTCCGCGTGCAGGCTTGCCACGCCCGACCCCAATCCGGTGCTGCCCGCCTCGCTAGAGAGCGACTGCCCAAGGATCGCTTCCTTGATCTTGGAGGAGAACCAGTTGACAAGGTCAAGGAACACCGTGGCGCGGCCCGCGTTCGGCTCCTTGATGTCGATGTCGTAGACCTTCTCGGTGCCCGACTGCGGCAGCAGCACGCTGTTGTCGTTCGTCAGGTTCGCAAGCACGTTCTCCATCATGGAGCGGCCCGCGTCCTGCCCAAGCGGGTAGTACCCCACGCGAATGCCCATCGCGTACCGCTCCGCGTAGGTGATCGCGTCCTGAAGAATCTCCTGCTTCGCAAGCCACATGAACCAACAGACATCGCGTGCGCCCACGCCCCGGTAGATGCTCTCGCTGCTGTTGGGGTCGTTGAAGTCGGGGGCCGCGACGAACACGCGGTGCAGCACGATGGCCTTCCGCTCGTCCTCGGTGAAGATATGCACGCGGCTGTCGAAGCCGATGTTCTGCTCGGACGGCCCGTGCGCGGAGTAGTCCGCGCCCACGCGCATGGCGAGGTTGCCGCGCTGGTCGTAGGCGAGGGTGTCGGGGTGGAACGGATACCACTCTTTGACCGCCACGCCCGTGCGCTCGTCCTTGCGGTAGACGATGTTGCACGCGGAGTTGCCGTACCACACGGCTTCGTGCATGGACCGGACGAAGTCCGACCGCCGGGGCATCGCGTCGAAGATGCGGGAGATGCGGTCGGCCAGTTCGACCAGCCGGGGGTTCTCCTCGTCATCGGACACCACGGCCCATTCAAGGGACGCAAGGGTGACTTGGAGCGACCGCAGGACACCTTCGATGTCCGCGTCGGCCCGCATCATCATCTGGTACTGCGGGTTCAGCCTGTAGGCGAGGCTGGCGTTCCGCAGCAACTTGTCGGCGGTCGTGAAGAACGAACGCTGCACCTCCACCGGGGTGGCGAGGGGCAGGGTGATGCCGCGCTCCACGGGAGCGGGCAACGGCTTGCGCGGACGCTGTTCCGGCGTGAGTCCGTTCTGCAACGGGTTCGGATCGGTGCCGCGCTTCTTGCTCACAGTTCTCCCCTGCGCTTGAGGTCAAGTGCGATTGCGACGGCCTGCTTCTGCGGCTTGCCCTCTGCGATGAGGGTGCGAATCTTGTCGCTCACCTTCTCGTCGGCAGCGGCCATCATCTTGAGGCAGGCTTCGTCCTCCGCGCTGATCTTGCAGCCTTCGCGGACGGCGTTGGTGACCTTCGCGCCGGGGCGGGAGGACTTGATGCTAGGGATACGCCACGCGCCGCCACTCCACCGCAATCCACGGTCGTATGCCTTCTGATATCCGCGTTCGTAGGGTTCCAATCCGTCCCACGAATCTTCATGCGTTGTGTCGTAGCGTTCCCACCCGCTCCCTTGATTCAGGTCTACCGCAAGATATCCGTTATGCAGTTTGCGAACCCGGAACTGTGGCTTCGCCATCCTCGCCTTCGCGCCGGGGCGGGAGAACTTCGTTCGCAAAGCGTGATTCATCGCATCCTTCGTGATGCGATAGATTTCTTCCTTGCTTGCGTTGGGAAACTGCTTCTTCGCCTGCGCTTCAATCTTGTTCCACGCCTCCATCATCTTGGCGATGGCTTCCGGAGTGGACATTTCATTTGCGCCCATCTTTGATTTGTCGCCCGGTCGCGCCATGCCCTGCTTGGTCAAGTGTGCCACGAGGTCGCGCACCTTTGCGAACGCCGGGACATCGGCGTGCCCTTCCAGCGACCACTTCCCGGTTCCCCGGTTGTATCGCGCCGTGGCGCGTGAGCCATCGGCCATGCGGATGACCACTTCGTTGCCCGCGCCGTCCATCATGCCCGCGTCAATCGCAGCCATCTCGGTTTTCTCGCCGGGGCGAGACATGGAAG